ATAGGTTTGGTGGAATTATTTGCATCGACGACATCATAAAGCCTTCTGAAGCCGGTTCTGACATTATCCGTAATGGGATAAACGATTGGTTTTATAACACATTACTGTCAAGGCGTAATGCAGGCGAGAAGACGCCTATAGTCTTCATAGGTCAACGCACCCATGAAGATGACTTGGCGGGCCACCTACTACAACAAGATGGCTGGGATAGCGTTATATTGCCTGCAATAGACCCAGCAGACAATGCTATATGCCCAGACCTAATGAGTCTGCAAGACTTAAAGAAACTAAGAGACTTGCAACCCTACGTATTTAATAGCCAATATCAGCAAAACCCCACTCCTCCCGGTGGTTCTCTATTTAAAGCTGAAAACTTCCCAATCTTAGACAAAGAACCAGAAATACTAATGACTTTCCTTACTGTGGACACCGCTGAGACCAGCAAAGAGATTAACGATGCCACTGTATTTAGCTTATGGGGTATATACAAAATAGAACATTTTGGCAGAGATACATCCCTGTATGGATTACATTGGCTTAACTGCGTTGAAATCTTTGTAGAGCCTAAAGACTTGCAAGGCGAGTTCATGCAGTTCTATGCCGCAGCATCAAAATTTAAACTACCGTCTTTCGTATGCATTGAAAAGAAAAGCACTGGGGTTACTCTAGTTAGCGTGCTTAGTTCTATCCAAGGGCTAAATATTGTTGCCGTGGAAAGAACATCAAAGTCTGGGTCGAAAACAGATCGCCATATCTCTATGCAGCAATATATTAATAACAAGCTTATCTCCCTTCCCTATGGAGCTCCTCATATTAAGATGTGCATTGATCATATGGTTAAGATAAACGCTGCAGGTTCTCAAAGAAGATCAGATATCGCAGACAGTGTTTTTGATGCTGTAAGGATGGTGTTTCAGGAAAAGACTGCGTTGCATTTTATAGCCAACACTGCTGATAGGCAGGAGTATGCTAAAAAGATAATACGCACACAAGGGGTCGTTAATAGCGACAGGGCAAGCGTATGGGAATAAACATGGAGAAAAGGAATGAAAAAGAAAAAAAGCATCGAAGGGAAAGAGGGAATAAAGAAAATAATTGCTAAGAAACCTTCTAAAAAGCCGGTGGAAAAACCGGTAAATAAGAAGAAAGAAGAGGTGAAAACAGAAGCTCCAGTAAAGAATGATGAGGATAAAAATCCAAGAAAGCCAAGAGCACCAAGTAAAGTAGATCGCATCTCACAATACACAATGGATGGGAAATATATTAGAACGTTCCCATCAATTAATGATGCAGTGGCCGCAATGGAGATAAGCCGCCAAACAATATTAGATTATATTAACGGGAAGCGTTATCAAACAGGTGGATATCTATGGGGTTATGACACGGAAACTTTAGCCGGCAAAAGAATAGGGAGATAAGAAATGGAAGCGCAAAAAATAATGTTCGGTGAAGAATTGTATGATGTGCCTGACTTTGAAGGGCTATATATGATAACTAAAGGTGGAAGAGTTTGGAACTGCACCAAAGAAGAATGGATGCTATCGAGAAAAAGATCACATTTGCATGATTATTATGCACAAGTTAAAGGGTGTATAGGGGTAGATAAAAAAGATTTCTTGTGTGTTAGGTTAGTTAAAACTAAGAGCTGGGGAGTTTATGATATCCACCGTTTAATGGCTAAAACATTCTTAGAAAACAAAGAAGGATATAAATACGTGCATCATATAGATTTTGACCGCACTAACAATAAGCTTAAAAACTTAATGTGGACAGCAAAGCCTATAAACAAAAGAAAGAAACTATACGCAGATAGATTAATCAATATAAAAAATATTGCTAAATATAATAAAAAACAATAGCTAGTTAGACTCTATTTTTTAAATAAATCGATGTGATTTACTATTATCGATGCACCATTTTTGGTTGTGGTGAATACTATTTTGAATTCATACTTTGTATCTGCATCTAAAGAATAGCTATCCTTAATATCGAATAATAAAAGAGCAGATCTCTTTTCTATTATTGTTTGTGTTTCTGATTTGTAGGCTTCCTTGGCTTTTGGTTTGCTTGGAGCATTTTCCTGTTCGAGAACAGTATTTTGTATAGCTTGAATAGATTCTTCAATATCACACATTTTTTCACCTAATTCATGAAAAGAAGATATAAGTTTCTCTAGTTGATTATTATTATTTTCCATTGAAAAGTCTCCATTTAATTTATTAACAATAAAAGTTCAGAATTCTGAACATTAAGGTTTAATTATACGATAATCTTTTAAATTTGAAAAGCTATAAAAACAAAGAAGCCCAGATTTTATACTGGGCTTCTAAGGAACTATCCAATTATACGGATAACAACATCAATGCGTTTATTTTGTCCTTCCGTAGTTGAAATAGCGAAAGCAGGTGAACATAAACATATACCCAATAACGCTACAACCATTTTACATTTTACACTTTTACTACCTTTCTTACTAATCATACTAATACCCTCCATGATAGATTCATGTTTACATAATTGCCTTCCTCCTTTTGTATAGGACTATTTTAAGTAAGCCATAATAGCAATAATAATCCCAGCAAGTGCTGTGTTGATTACACCGACCATTTTGGTCGCTAATCATCGGCTTAATAAAATTCCTAGGGCGGTTAAAATTATACTTCCAAACAATCCACCAATGGCTTTAATCCACATTATATCTTTTTTTAAACTAGTCTCTAATGCTTTTATGTCTTTTTGCACTAAAGCAAATCCATAATTTAAATCTTGCTTAGTGGCAATGCCATTGTCCACTAATTCAGAAATAATTTCAGTTTGTTCTTTTGCCTGTTCTTCATTAAATCCAACTTTACGTAATCGTTCGTAATTATGCAATGTATCAAACGCTATTGTATGTGCCATAATTTTACCTCTTAAGTAAGAAATTTAGGATTCCAATCGCAGCAACAAACATCGCTCCCATTTTTATTATAATACGCAATTCTAATTCTCTTAAGTCTTGTTTAGTGCTAAGATTACTTTCTACAATATTAGCCAATGCTTTAACTTGAGCCTTAATTTGTTTTTCAGGAATTCCGCCTTCCCTTAAAGTATTTTCATATTCTAATATTTCACATACTATTGTATTTGCCATAATTTGCCTCTTATTTAAACTTGATACCACTATTATAGCACATTATTTTAAGAAATGAGGTGTAAAGTAATACTTGATATGACGTATCCAATGCCTAGATAAATAATGATAAATATCATTAAAAGAGATATGTCGATAATATGTTTTTTAAGACTCACCAAACTACTATATTTTGCACTAACAAGTAAGACAATAATATATCCACTATAAACAATATAATTGAAATATAGCCAAATATGCTTGTTCGTCTTCTTAGTGAAAAGATGGCGTTTTGAAGATCGGAAACGCTATTGGTGTCTACGATTTTAAATTGTGATTGTTCGAATTTGATAAGGGTATCTATAGCTGACTTAGAAAGTTTAGTTTTTCCTAAGTCCTTTGCAAGATCAGAGATGTGGTAATCCATTTGTATTACTCCCTATATTGTTTGTGTAACTGTTTAAGTATAGTATAATATATTGTAGAAATCAATTTATATATCCATGATGGATATGCGCAATTAGGGATTAAACAAAACGGAGTTTGTTATGCCATCATCATTTGAAAAAAGGGAAAAAGATAAGCTTACTCGTATTTCTGACAATATAAGCCGCAGTATGAAAGAAAATACTGGTAATATTGATAGATACAATCATTCTCGTGAATTTATTTTTAAATCCACCCTATCCACCAAGAATCGCAATTCACTTGCGGCTCTTAATATGCCGGTTCTCGAGTTTAACATCTCAGAAGCCTTTCTAAGCAGGTTAAGGGGAGAATTTGCAGAGAATGAGCCGGGCATAATGGTAACTATTGCCGATGACGTTAAGAACACACCAGAATTAGAGCAAACAAGAGAATTAATCGAAGGTCATCTACGCTATATATTTGAAGAAGCCAAACAAAATGGTGTGCAAACAAGTATCTTCGATGAAGTGGTGAGTGGTGGCTTTAGTGTGGCTAAAGTATTCGCTGAATACGATGAAGGCAAAACATTTAGACAGAAAATAGTATGGAAGAAATGCTATGACTCCACTCTTACTGGCTTTGATGTGTTGGCTCGTGAAGCATCCAAGAAAGATAGCGACTATTGTTTTGAGCTTTATCCCTATCCTAAAGAAAGATTTGAAGAAATATTTGATCGTAAAATAGGGGACGTAACGTTTTCTAAATCTCAAGATAAGTTTAGTTGGTATTATAAGATTGGCGATGAAGAAATAGTGATGGTGGCTGATTATTATGAAAAGAAGAAGGTTAAAACAAAGATTGTAGAATTATCTGATGGTAACGTAATAAACAAAAAAGAATATGAAAATCTAATTGAAGAAATAAGCATGTTTTCATTAGAAGCTCCTCCTGTTATCGTTCAAGAACGAGAATATGAGGAAGATAAAATAATGCGTTATCAACTTATCGGGGACACTATTTTAACCGAAGAATCTATTGATAACATGGACATGCTTGGCACGGTGTTTTTTGATGGAAATTCCACAGTTTTAAATGACGGTGGTTCTAGGACTGAGCTCGTAACTCGTCCATATCTTATAAACTGCCTTGGAGCGCAAAAGCTATATAATAACTTAGGAATAGCTTTGGCAGATGAGTGCCAATCGTTAAGTAAGCATAAGATTTTGATTGCTGAAGAGTCTATATCTCCTAATTACGAAGACCATATTACTCAGCCTCAAAAATACGACACATTAGTTTATCGTGCTTTTTATAATAATGACCCATCTAAACCGAACCCACCGCCCATACAAATGGCGCGTTCAGCCTTTCCGCCTGAAATGTTCGCATTATTTCAATATATCCCCACCATCTTTCAGAACATTTTAGGCTCTTATGATGCATCGCTTGGAATTAATAATAACCAGTTATCTGGTGTGGCAATTCTGCAAGGGTCGATTCATTCTAGTTATACGGCAAAGCCATTTATAAATAAATATATACTCAGTTTGAATCGAATTGCAGAAATCATATTAAATATGATTCCTAAGGTGTATGTGAACGAAATGAGTCTGCCTGTTATTAATAAAGAAGGTGAGAACAAATACCAAAGAGTTAACGGAGAAGGGCAGCCTTCTCTTAAATACGATCCATCTTCATTTAAAATAAAGGTGAGTGCAGGGCCTGGATTTGCAGCGCAGCAATCCCAAGCCATGATGCAGTTAATACAGCTAAGTCAAGCCATGCCTATATTTGCGCAGTTTATGAACACTAAGGGCCTACGTATATTAGTGGATAATCTAAATATTAAAGGTGCTGACTTACTTAAACTAATGGCTGAAGAATTCATGCAAGAACTAGAGCAACAAAAGCAGATGGCAATGAAGGCTCAGCAAGAGCAGCAAGGACAGCCTAATCCTATGATGCTACGAGAGCAAAATAAACAAGCAGAAATTCAAATGAATGCTCATAAAAATGAGATTCAGGCTCAAATTGATGCTAGTAAGCTTGCTTTAGAGCAAGAGAATCTACAGCTTAAGCGTGCTGAATTAGCAGGCAAAGTAGAGACTGAGCAGGGCTATATGGCTTTGGAGCAAGAGAAATTAGATGCTGAAAGAGCAAGTAAGATAATTTCGCATACCGTGGCTGAAATTGAACGCGAACACAAACGAGACATGGACCACATAGACAGACACCATGCTGCTATTGGTTTACGGCATAAAATAACAGGGAAGCCACATTTTTCTAATAAATAATACAAATATATGAGAGATATAAAATGATCAAGAAAAAACTAGCAGCGCTCAATAAAAAGCCAGCAAAGAGATTAATCCAAAAATCTGCTCCTAAAATTAAATCCAGTACTACAGACAAGTTTTCTAAAGAAACGGCGAAAGAAGGTGCTAGTACTTTAGAACAAGAACATAATGAGATTAAAAGAATACTCAAGCCAAGTTCTGAGAAAAGAAAGGAAGCGCAGTCTGCGATTAATATGTCTAAGCTTAATAAGAAAAAGAAGTAACTTTATTTTAAAACAATAAGCTTTTGGTTGCCTATAGTTCTATTAATAATTTTTGCTTTGTTTAGGATAATATCAGTAGTAGCTAAAAGGACATCATCTATTTTAGAAACAATAGTAGAAATATCTTTTTCTTCTATTTTTTCACAACATGATCGTAGCATAAATTTTAAAACTTCTTCTGTAACGATTAATGCTTTTAGCGGGGAATCAAAATGCTCAATAAATAATGGCATTAAAATATTAGTAAAGTTTTCAATGTCTTTTTCTATTTTTTCAAAATCATCCATATTTTTTTTCATATAAATTTCCTAGCTATATAAAGTCATTGGGCTAAGGTAAAGTTGTGGTCTAGGATCTTCATTAAGGAATTCTTTTAAACGTTCATTCTTTCGTATTTTGCGCATAGCTTTTGCTTCAATTTGACGAATACGCTCTCGTGAAAGATCGAAGCGTTCACCAGTTTCGGTCAAGGTAAAATCTTTGTCTTCGTCTAATCCAAAACGTAATATTATAATGCTTCTTTCACGAGGAGTTAACCCCCATAGAGAGTCGTACAATAGTTTGTTTCTTTGTTCTCTTTCAAAACTTAAATCAGGACACCATTCTTGGATCTCCCAATCTAACCAATAACCATCCATGCTTTACTCCATTAAATTTATTTATAATCATTATTGATTTTTTTTAAAAGGTGGTAATGTTGTTTCCCGGCTTCTATCCCATCATCTACTGAAGCAAATAAATATGGAAGCTTATCTCCTTTTATATATATTATTATGTTATAAATTATCTTATGTCCTTTAATTGATTTAATTTTTCTAACTACCACTTTTACTATCTCTGATTTCCTTATAGAAATAAGTTCACTATTATAGAAATTTACAAATTCAATAAACATCTTACCTCCGTTTTATTTACAGTTTCCCTTTTGAAGAAACTTCTTATAACACTTCGCGTTACAAAATCTAATTTTTTTATTTATGTTCTGAGGCTTTCTCTTATTAAATGGCTTACCGCAATAGTCGCAGTTATGTGCAAGGACGGGGTTTTCTTTGAATTGTTTTTTACATTTATCCGAACAAAATACCACGCAATCATTTTCAGTATCTCTTGCTCCTATAAAATTCTTTCCGCAACAAGCGCATTGATGCTTCTTTTTGCTCCTTTCAAATATGGCTAACAAAGCCTCACCCTCCATTGTAAATATTTTCGATACTGAAAATAATATTTTACATTATTTCTGTAATATAGTCATTAGCAAATTTAATTGCAGCATCATGATTGAAGTTATAATGTATATCATAGCTTTCGCCATCTTTAGTATGCGCTATAACTTCCCATGAAAAACCTGGTATATCTGTTGCTTCTTTGCATTCTACTTTAGATATGCACGATGGATGAATCCACACTACGTCTTTACTTTTAATCATTGTCTCCCCCTTTATTTTTAAAAAAACTATTCTCTTATCTGTATTTGCTATTATTATGCGATTAATAATTTAATCACTAACGCTAGCGCTGTGATAGACATGCCCATGAAAATTATTATTAATACTCCTACTAATACACAAAGCTTTAACAAAAATTTATTTTCGAACATTATCCTATCTGACATTGTTGTTCTCTATTTTATTTTTAATTATTAAACGTTATTACTATCTTATCAATTTGATTATTTATTTTTTTTGAACACTCGCATATTGGTTGGTTTTTTAATGCCTTTTCCGCATTAATTGCTCGATTTCTTACAGTTATTAGTGAACATAATAAACTAAAACAACTAATAACTGCTACTAACATAGGTATAAATGACCAGTTTTCACTCTTCATAATTGAAAACCTAATATTTTTAATAATTGTGTAGAGGTAAAAACAAATGCTACTGCACCAATAAGCCAGATAATAATTTTGGTATTACTTTTTATTGATTCGATCTCTTTCCTAACTAATTCTATATCGTGTTTTAATGAAGCTTCAACTTTTGATAAATCATGTTTAGTTGCAAGATTATCGTCTATAATCTCAATCAATGCTTCTGCCTGCCCTTCAGCTTGTTGCTGAGTAAATCCAGCCTTAATCATTTTTTTAGAAAAACTTAATGTATCGAATGTTATTGCGTGTGCCATTTTTATTCCCTCTTTTATTTTTATTCATGCTAATGTTTTATTTGCAATTTGTCAAAATAAGTGCTATTGACTTTTCTTAAAAATATATTAAAATAGATATAAAGGAGTAGTAATATATTGTATTAGGATAATATGATGTATTACGATAATACGTATCTGTACGGTTAAAACAGAAATACCTCAACTAGGGTAAAAGTTACAAGGAAAGGGCTTTAAAATGGAAGAACAGGATGTTTCTTCTAGTACACAAGGAAGTGAATCTAATCCAGCTCCTATAGCTGAATCTTCTTCACCTACCAGTGATACTAGTGTAACCGCAACGTCTTCAGAACCTCTTGAAGAGGCAAAGAGTAAAACCTTTGATGAAGATCAGATGCGTATTATTTCGGCAGACGTAAAGAGACGAACGGAAGCAAAGTTGCGTGCTGAATACGAAGCGCAAATAAATTCATTGCGCGAACCTAGACAGCAAGCTCAACCAGAACAACAAGCAAATATTGCTGGTTTAACGGAAGAGCAATTATATAACAACTTTAAGCAACGGCAACAGGCTGAACAACAGGAATTTGAACAGCAAAATGCAGTAAATACTTTTCTAACGAAAGTACAAGCAGCAGGAATGGGTCAGAAAATAGAATCTTCTGGCTTAGGTCAATTACCTGTAAATCATCCGTTAATACCAATGCTTAATTCATTAGATAACGTTACAGATGTGGTAGATGATTTCGACGCAAATCCCACAAAAGTAGCTAACTTGCTAGCCGTTACAATGTTAAATCCTATGAACGGATTTAAAGAATTGCAAAAGTTGTCTCAGTCTATCAAACGAAATAAAGAAGCTCTGGCAAAGCCGAAAGCGGCTGAGCCTCCTCCTCAATTGAAGCCGTCATCTTATGGATTGGGTGATGGAACATCTTCTGTTTCTGAGAAACGCAAGAGTTCGTTATTTAGATTCTAAATAGCGAAAAACGTTACCCAAAAATTAAATTAATTTTAAACATTTGAGGGTAACATGGCATCTCCAACAATCAATTATTTACAACAAGTGCAGACCTATAATAGTGATGCACAACTTCCCGGCTTTCTAAACCAAAACTGTTTTATTAGTGATATTTGTAATCACGACTATACTGATTTTGATAAAAAAATACCGGCTAACCTAGGTGATACTATCGGCGTGGCATTGCCAATGGCGGCAGTAGCCAATGCTGGTCTAGTCGTTTCCGCCCAGCCTATCCGACAAAACATTGCTCATTTATCAGTTATTGGCTCTGCGAACGTAGCAGTTGCAGTAACTAATCAGCAACGTATTTTTAATATGGACAAGGATGGATTTTGGAAATCAACTGGTAAAAGCATGGTTTCAGAATTAGGTGCGAAAGTAGAACAAGCAGTTGCTCAACATGTTAATAGCTCAGCTATTGATATGAGAACAGACTCTGCTACTTACGGACAACCGCAATATCTATCTGGTCCAACTAGGTTTGTTGATTTCACACAAACCGGTTTACTTAGTTATCAAGCATTAGATCAATCAATGAGCGACTTCATTTCGATGGGTGCTCCTTCCGATGATCATTGCATGGTATTACCTACTAACTACTACTCTCCAATAATCGGAAGTGGTTTAAGTCAATTTGTGCCTAATCGTAACAATGAAACTGCTCAATCTTGGCTAGTCGGTGATTTTGGTAGCCCACGTACTAAATATTATCGTTCAAACTATTTGCCAATACAGGTGGCTGGTTATCTTGGTGAAAATAGCACCACGTTAACTGTTACTAGCACCAATGACCCAACGGGAGCTAATGTAACTGCCATCACCTTTAGTGGAGCAGGTTCACATCTTGGCGCAGTTAAGGCTGGTGATGTCGGATATTTCTTATCTACTGCCAATATTAATGCGTTAACATTCTACGGACATATGCCCACCAATCAGCCTGTACAGTTCCGCGCCATTGCTGATGCGGACTCCACAGGTGGAAACGTAACGGTTCAGATCATCACCAATACTCATACTGAAGGACAAGGATTCTGTTCAGTTGCAGGTAATGCTCTACAGAACATAAGCGGTCCAATTTTGGCTGGTATGCAGGCTAAATTTATACCATCACATCGTTGTGGTCTACGTGTTTGCGGTAAAGCATTCTACGTAGCTATACCAAGATTAGATGATGAGCGTCCATATGATACGTCCGTTGATACTGATGATGAAACAAAAGTATCTTTACGTATGTATTACGGTGCTGTGTTTGGTCAAAACCAAAAATGGTTAGTTAACGACGTGATTTGGGGTGCTTTATTGTTATCCCGTTATTCACAACGTATTTGCTTACCATTAGCAGGAAACGTTGCATCTAGTTAAATAAACATATAACCGCATCAATTATGGTGCGGTTAACTTTATGAGGGAATAATCATGTCTTTTAGTTCAATTAACAAACCAATACCTGGATCGAGAAATCCTGTTTCATACGTAAGTGGTCTTACTGCCGATTGGTTAAGTAATACCACGTTAACTTTAAATGTGGGTGCTTGCTCAGACTCACTTAATTATATTGATATGGTGGTTGATACAGCCATTACTATTAATGCCGCTGCTGTTGGTGTTAATGGTATAGATACTGGAGCTTTAGCTGTCAGCACATTTTATTATGTCTTTGTAATTGGTGATTCAAGTGGATTTAACTCACCAGCCGCTTTGCTTTCTACGTCTGCTACAGCTCCAATCATGCCTTATGGGTATGACAGCTGGAGAATGGTGGATATCAAAGTTACGGATGGTTCTAGCCATTTCCTATTGTCTTATACAAACGGAAAATATGGAAATAGAGAGTTTATCTACGATGCCCCTTTAACTACTGGATCATCTGCTTTAACTACTAGTTATGTGGCATTGCCATTGACTGCTTGCGTAGCTCCTATCGGTACTCCAAGCGTTAAATTTGTAGCTACTTTCACTCCTAATTCTGCCGGTAATATTGCTTATGTGCAACCAACTGGTAGTACGGGAAATGAAACTAAATTAAGTGGCGTGGTAGCTGCTGTGGCTCAGATTGCTGATTTGGAATGTACTGCGTTTGTAGTTACTGGTGCGGCGAGTGTTAGCCTTAAAGCTACTGCAGCCACAGATACTTTGGTGCTTTTAGTGAAATCATTCACTTACAACGTTTAGTATGAGGTGATTATATGTCTTTATCTTCAAAAGCAATTAATATTCCGATAGCAATGTCCCGTAATCCTGTCTCTTATATAAACGGATTAACTGCTAGTTTTGCAACTGTAACCACGTTAACTTTAAATGTCGGATCATGCTCTGATTCATTAAACATTATAGACATGGTTGTCCCAGCTGCTATTACTATCAACGGGGCTGCTCAAGGAGTAAATGGAATAGATGCAGCCGCTGCTTTGACGGCTTCATCAATCTACTATGTATTCGTAATTGGCGACTCTAGTGGTTTTAATGAAACTGCTGGTTTAATTTCTTTATCCCCCACCGCTCCTAAGCTTCCTAGAGGATACGATTGCTTTAGGATGGTAGATATTAAAGCTACAAACTCAGTTCCTAACTTCATTTTGTCCTATACAAACGGCAAATATGGAGATAGAGAGTTTATTTATGATGCTCCAATTATTGTATTAAATGGTGGTGCAGATGCTTCATTTACTGCTGTTAGTTTGGCGGATGTTGTTGCTCCAATTGGCACGCCCATGGTGCGCTTTATTGCGAGCATCACTCCAGTTGCTAGTACCGGTGCTGGTGATTCTATTACTTTAAGACCAACAGGTTCTTCAAGTACGGGATTTGCGGTGCTAAACGGTGGAATTGTGTCAAAAGCACAAATAGCCGACCTAGAGTGCATAGCCTTTTTAGACAGCGGAGACCAAAGTGTTGACTATGTATTAACCGATGGCGGTGATGCAGCATCACTTTGGGTGAAATCGTTTACTTATAACGTATAAGTTTTAAGTAGTTACGACATATATCAGGGATGAAATATGGCATATTCAGTTAATAAATTGATTACCAACGCCTTCTATTTATCTAAAGTCAGATCAAAAGACTTTCAGACAGTAGGAGGCGATGATATAGCGGTGGGTTTAGACTTATTGAATGAAATATTGTCTGAAACCTCTATCAATACAAAGATGATTCCTTATTATAAGCAGTATACTACTGCTGCTGTGATAGGGCAGGAGCTATACTTTATCCCCTATCTTGTCGAGCCTTTTTCACTCACATTCAATGATACTACTGTACGATATGCTACTACTCAGTTAAGTAGACGCGAATATCATTCCACAACTCGTATTGATGGGGTCATAGCATTGCCTTTTAATGTTTCTTTTGAGAGAACTATAGGCGGATGCAACATGTATGTTCAATTTCTGCCTGCTGACACATATCCTTTCAAAATATGGGGCAAATTTGCTCTATCTGCGTTAACAACGGGGGATTTGCCAGACGATTTATTGACCACATATGATCTATTTTATATACGATATCTAAGATATTTGCTTGCTCAGGAAATATGTAATTATTATGGAGTGCCCTTTAATTTAGAATTAAAAGCAGTTTCAGATCGAATAGCAGCAAATCTAAATGATATGAATCCTATAGATTTAACCACTCGCAAACTTGATCTGTATGATGATAAGAATTCTATAAATTGGGCACAAGTTAACTTGGGTAAAGGTTTTACTACGAGTGATTAATAATGCCGCAATTGCCATTACAATTAGTTTGCTCAAATAAGTTTGGAAGATATCCAAAAATATCTCGTGAGCAAGTCTTTAATATGTTTCAAAGCGATGATTGGATGATTAATTACGCGGGTTATGAAGCTATCTATACAGAAATACTTTCTGGCACTGGTAGAGGAATCTTTTATAGTTCTCGCTCTAGCAAAGCATTCTTCGTAATAGGAGAAAATATCTATAGCATTATATTCCAAGGAGCTATCCCCACTGTTAATTATGTGGATAGTTTAGCCACATCAGAGGGAGATGTGTTTATAGATGAAAATTTATTATCTCAAATCATCTTTTGTGATAAACAATATCTCTATGTTTATGATTATTCCACCAGCGCATTTTCGAAACTACCTATAGACTTTAGTGCCGGATACGTAACTTTTCAAGACAATAGATTTGTGGCTTCTTGCAATGGATTACCGCAATGGCGATTATCAGACTTCTTATTACTATCTATAGCCAGCGCCACGGTGGTGAATGGCGGTACTGGATATCAAGTAGGTGATGTTTTAACAATTGATGGCGGCAAGAATGGCACATTAACAGTGGCCACTTTAAGTGGCTCTGCTGTAGCCACAGTTACCGTTACTAATTCTGGTTCTGGTTATGATGCTGCAGTTGTTTATAGTGTTACGGGAGGACATGGTATTGGTGCCACCTTTTCATTTACTTTAAATAGTGGATTCACCCCATCCTCCCAACAAGTTGGAAGCTTTCAGACAAAACCAGACGATGTGATGGCATGCGTAAGAATCCCAAGCAAGACTGGGCAGATTCTTATAATGGGCAAGACCGTAACTGAGGTTTGGACAGACTTGGGATTACAGCTATTCCCTTATCAAAGAAACAGTGGATATAGCATAGATTATGGATGTCTAAATGCAGCAACAATAGCTGCTGGTGATGAGTTTGTTGCATGGCTAGGAAGTAATGAAAAGTCTGGGCCAGTAATAATGGTATGTTCAGGAGGGTCGGCAATTCAAATATCAGATGATGGAATAAACTATCGCTTATCCCAATTGGTTGACCCTGAGAATTCTTTTGGATTTATCTTCAAACAAAACGGACATACGTTTTATCAACTAACATTCGCTGATCCCAGCGACAATGTGACATTCACGTATGATTTTAACGTTAAGAAGTTTTATACGCTTTGTGATCCAGATCAGAATCATCATATAGCCCGAAGAGTGGCTTTTTTTAATAATGATTATTATTTCGTTAGCAGTGATGATTCATATTTATATCAATTATCGGATAGTTTTAGCACGGCTAATGGCAGAGAAATTCCTAGGATAATCATAACTCCTACTTCAGCATTGCCAGACAGATCGCCATTTGTCGTTAATAGCATTACTTTCCCTATTGAACAGGGCACAAAAGAACATACCACATTAATTACTACTACTTATGACTACTACCTCGTTGATGATAATGGAAACTATCTAGTAAATAATGATGGAGACCAATTAATAGATAATGACGTCGCATACTCTCAAACTGAACAACCCTCTAAGATTGATTTTTCTACTTCATCTGATGGGGGAATAACTTTTGGAAACCCGTTTGGTGTGGAGCTTAATAGATGGGGCAATAGAAGGAACGTATTAAACCTTTATAACTTAGGTAGATACAATGAATTAATTTTCCAATTTAGATTTTGGGGAATGGGTAGTTTTGTTTTAACAAATGGAGTTGCAGANGTATCGCAGCAACAATAAAAAATAAGGTGAATATATGACACAGGCAGCACAAGGACGGACAAGGTTTGACAATATGTCAGATTGGGCAGGATTAGGAGCAGGAATTGGTGGATTATTGGGTATGGGTGGCGGCACTGATTATATGAAGTCTGCTAATCCATATTTAGAGAAAATGCAGCAAGGTACTGATCGATATCTACAACCATATATTGGTGCTGGACAAAATGCAATGGGATCATTGCAAGGACAATATCAAAACTTAATGAATGATCCAGGCGCAATGATGAATAGATTTGGGGCTGGTTATCAGCAATCACCTGGCTATCAATATAACGTTGACCAGGCAACAAATGCATCGAATAATGCTGCCGCAGCTGGTGGATATATAGGAAGTCCTCAACAGCA